CAATATACATAAAAAGCGGAGAAAAATTCTCCGCTAATAATTAACAAATTTTAGGACATTATCCTAAGTTATTGACATAAAAAAATGCCAATTCTAAAATTAGTCTTTAAAAAGTCACTATTCTTTCATATTTTTCCTGTATCTTAAAAATATACTGATTGACAATGAAAGGACTCGTATTATGGCAAAGATCATTATTTACAAGCCCCGCAAAATCAAATTAATGCGCCAGGCTATTGAGCGTTACCTAAACCATAAAATTATTAAAAACAATTAAATTTCTAGCCAACCCCTTTTGTTTGGGTTTTTTAGTTAAAACATTTCAATAATTCTTTCCATCAATGGTGTAACTTGTCTATCTTTACGCCATACAATATTTAAATGCGTGATCCAGTGAGCATGTTTAATTGAGACAATATTACTTTTTGCGTATGCCTGTGCTATTGATTTAGGAACTAATGCAACTCCCAGTCCTTCATCAGCCCAGTGAATTGCTGTTCGAGCATCATCGCAAGTTACTGCGTAGAAAGGTCGAATCCCTTGATGACGAAAACTTCGATTGAATATTTCTTGAAAACGACGATATAAAATAATCGGCTTATCTTTTAATTGACTTAAATGTTCAATCTTCTCTCCCTCAAAATCATTTTCATTTGTAACTGCAACCATCGGTTCTTGATGAAAATCTTTAAAATTTAATCCTTCAAGGTTAAACGGAGTTCTTACAATTCCTAAATCTAAAATACCATCCTGCAATTGTTCAATAATTCCAAAAGTATTTGCTTCGTGTATTTCAAAAGATACATTTGGATAATAGTTAATTAATTTCTTAAATTGCTTATTTGGTACAACTCCTCCACAGGAAGAAATAACTCCAATCCGAATTTTACCTAATTCGCCTGCTTTAATTTGCCGAATTTGGCTTGTTGCAGTCAAACTAAGGTCAACAATTTTTTCAGCATACTTTTGAAATACCTTTCCCTCTTCAGTTAATTCCATCCCATGAGCATTTCTAATAAAAAGTTGTGCTCCAATTTCTTTTTCTAATTGTTTTAGCTGATAACTTAAAGGTGGCTGCGCAATAAACAATTTTTTAGCAGCAGATGTAATTTGTCTTTCTTCAGCTACCACTAGAAAATATTTTAATTGTTTTAGATTCATTATCGTTCATCTTCTTAATTGATATCTATTTTTTTAATATCTTATATCTTAATTTGATATTTTCTTAATAGCAAGAACTGCGCTAAAATACTTTAAGAAAAAGATTTAATGGAGGATTTTCATGGAAACTAAAGACTTGCACGGACTAACCGATGCCCAGGCAAAAGAACGTCTAGAAAAAGACGGTCTCAATGAGGTACCTGAACCTGAATTCAATTTCTTTAAAGAATTCATGTCAAAATTATGGAACTTATCTGCTTGGATCTTAGAAGCTGCGTTGATCTTAGAATGTATTTTGGGCAAATGGATCCAGTCCCTATTTGTTTTACTAATGCTTTTATTTGCGGCCTTTAACGGTGCAACTCAAAAGAAAAAATCTCGCCGAGTTTTAAATACAATTTCTCACGAATTAACTCCTACAGTTTCAGTAAAACGAAACGGAAAATGGAAACAACTTAATTCAAAGTTTTTAGCTGTGGGAGATTTAATTAGCTTAAAGCGCGGAGATGTTTTAGCTGCTGATGTAAAAATTGTTCAAGGTCAAATTACAGTTGACGAAAGCTCTATCACAGGTGAGTCAAAGGCTATTAAAAAATCTATTGGCGATACTGCCTATGCTGGAACAACTGTAGTTGATGGTGATGCTTTAGCTACAGTAACTGCAACTGGAAGTAATTCTCGCTCAGGTAAAACTATCAATTTAATTAACAATTCTGCAGCTCCTGGTCACTTGCAACAACTCCTTACCAGAATTATTTACTACCTTTGTTTATTAGATGGAGTTTTAACTTTAATTTTGGTAATTGCAGCTTTAATTAGAGGACAAAATGTCATTGAAATGTTACCATTCTTGGCTATGATGTTTATTGCTTCTATTCCAGTTGCAATGCCATCTACTTTTGCCCTATCTAATTCCTTTGAAGCAACGCGCCTTAGTAAAGAAGGAGTTCTAACTTCAGACTTAACAGGAATTCAAGATGCTGCTAACTTAAACTTACTTTTACTTGATAAAACTGGAACTATCACTGAAAATAAAACCGCTGTTTCTCAATGGGACAACTTAAGTAGCCTCCCAAATAAAGAGGTCTTAGCTCTAGTAGGAGCTGCAACAGATAAGCGTAGTCCAAGCATTATTGATACTGCTATTGACGAATATCTAGCAGAAAAAGGAATTACTCCTGATACACCTAACTCTTTTACGCCTTTTACTTCTAATACTGGTTATTCAATGGCTGAGATTAAAAACTACAACATTAAATTAGGCTCTTTTAAACAACTATCTTTAATCGATAAAAATGCTGATCAAGAGGCAAAAGATATTGACTTTACAGCTGGACGCTCAGTTGCTGTTTTGATCAATAATAAACTTGCAGGTGTATTTATCCTACGCGATAAAGTTAGATCAGATTCAAAAAAAGCTCTAGAGGAGCTTAAGAGACGCGGAATTAAACCAATTATGCTGACTGGAGATAATCGCAAGACAGCTGAAGCAGTTGCAAAAGAAGTCGGTTTAACCGGAAAAGTTATTTCAATTCATGATTTTAATGACAAAACTGATGTTAATGACCTAGCTGGAATTGCTGATGTACTCCCTGAAGATAAATTAAAAATGGTTAAACTCTTCCAGCAAGATGGTTATATTGTTGGAATGACTGGGGATGGTGTCAATGATGCACCAGCCTTAAAACAAGCTGAAGTTGGAATTGCCGTTTCAAATGCCGCCGACGTTGCCAAACGAAGTGGTAAGATGGTGCTCCTAGAAGATGGGCTTACTCCAATTGTTAAAATTCTAGATGCTGGTCACCGCGTTTATCAAAGAATGACAACTTGGTCTTTAACCAAATTATCTCGTACAGCAGAATTAACCATGCTTTTGACATTTGGCTACTTATGTTTCAACTACATCCCAATGGCTCTAAATGCAATGGTTATTTACACGATCATGAATAACATGGTAACGATGATGATTGGTACCGATAACACGCATATTACTTATAAACCAGAAAGCTGGAATATGCTGAAATTAGCTAAAATTGCTTTCTCGTTAGCAGCTGGTTGGACTGTAATTGGTTTTGGCTTTGTTTGGTACCTTGTCTCTCATAATTATGCTCAAGGGACAGTATCAACAATGGTTTACGTTTACCTCGTTCTAAGCGCAATGTTAATTGTTTTAATCACTAGAACTAGAAAATTTTTCTGGCAATCAGCTCCATCAAAGTCAGTTGCGACTGTTCAAATTATTGATGTTTTACTAACTTTCGCTCTCGCAATACTGGGCTTAGCAATGACTAAAATCAACTTCGCCAATCTTGGATTAACAATAATTGTAGCTTTAATCGCTGCTATTATAATTGATTTGTTCTATCAACCAATTATGAAAAATAAATAATTAAAAGAAGCAGTCTACCATTTTTTAGTAGGCTGCTTCTTTTTTGCTCTCTAAGTATAAATTTTTAATGAAAAACAATAAATTAAATTAGTTTCCATACGTTTCCTTAATAAATAAAACGGAAATTGCCCCCAACACTCCAGAAATTCCTGCCGTCAGCATCATGGCTGGCATTGAACATTTTAAGAGTGGAAATAGTACGAAACTCAATAATGAAGCAATAATCTGCGGTAAACAAATTGAACAGTTAAATAATCCTAAATACGTCCCCATATGTTTGCCCGATAAAGCATTCGAAACCAGAGTTAAAGGATAAGTATTCATAGCTGCCCAAGAAATTCCAATCAAAATAAATGACAAGATAAGCAAATTTTGAGATTGAATAAAAAAGATCGAGCCATATCCCACAGCTCCAAGCAATAAACTAATTCCATACCCTAACTTATGATGGTCATTTGGTACTTTTGCCAAAATATATGACCAAATTACGGCAGCAATTGATTGTACAGCAGTCAAAACGCCAAACCAGTTACCTGCAAGTTGGTAACCAACAGAAGCTGGATCAAATGCTTTCCATACATTAGCTGCAATTGCGCCAGTAGCATAAGTTGATAAATATTGAAATGAGAACCAGCAAAATAATTGAACTAATGAAACTTCCCAGAAAACTTTGGGTGCTTTTTTTAATAAGACAAACCAATTTCCATCTTTTTTATTATCTTCTTCATTAATACCATGATAACGTGCATAAGTTTGAGGATCATATTCATGTACCTTTGTTACTGTTAACAAGCTAGTAATAACAAGGATTGCAGCTCCTACATAAAAAGAGATTACAACTGATTGTGGTACCACACCCTTTTTAGCAGTATTAGCAACTCCCAAAATTGTTAATAAAAATGGGAAAAATGCTGCAATTACTGCACCAGAATTTGAAAGCATACTTTGAATGCCATATGCATATGATTTTTGTTCATCATTAACCATATCACCAATCATCATTTTAAAGGGCTGCATAGCCATATTGGCAGATACATCTAAAATAGCAATGGCAATAGCACCAAAAACTAGAGCCTCAACCGATCCATAGCCTAAGCCAAAATTTCCGATATTTGGTAAGAGTAGCATCATAATTACCGCAAAAATCATTCCAATTAATAAATATGGTAATCTTCTTCCCCCAAGCTTAGGTGCCCAAGTTTTATCAGAAAGTGATCCAATGGCTGGTTGAACAACTAAGCCAGCCAAAGGCGGCAAAATAAAGAACCAGCCTAACTTCGTAGGATCTGCACCTAAAGTTTGAAAAATACGACTCATTTGCGATGTTTCAAGCGTAAAAGCAATTTGAATACCTAAATATCCAAAATTAATCATCCAAATCAAGCTTTTAGCAAGTTCTGGTAAACCCGCTACTTTATCATTTTCATTCATAGTTTTCTCCCTCATCATTAGCGCACAAGCGCTTTCAACATTTTTATATTAAGTGAGGGTGAAACTGCTTTCAACGGTAAATAAAGTGTTACCGGTAACTAAATGTATCAAAAAAAGCCAAAAATCATTACATCTATATAATGATTATCAGCCTCTTTTATAAGCCTATTATTTCTCTTTTCTTTCATATTCTAAAAAATCATAGGCAAATTTATTCTTCTCATCTGCTTGGTGAGCTTTAGTATTGATTAGTTCAAAATCTTCATAATTTATCTTTGGCATCAAAGTATCACCTTTGAAGACATGGTGAATCTTAGTCTTTTCAATCATATCAACCTCATCCATGAATTCTTCAAAAACTCTTGCTCCACCAATAATATCAATTGTCTGTTCACTATGGTCCTTTATCCAATTCTTTAGTTCTTTAAGTTGAGAAAAAATTTTAACATGTGCGTTATTTTGATATTTACGTTGTAAAGTTGGACTAGTTGAGAGAATAATATGTTGTCTTTTAGGCAACAGTCCAGGGAAACTTTCAAAGGTCCGTCTTCCCATAACAATTATATGATTAGAAGTTAAATCCTTAAAATGTTTTAAATCAGCAGGCAAATGCCAAGGTAATGTCCCTTGGTAACCAATATGTCCATCTTCATCCTCAGCCCAAATAAACCTTATCATTCTCATCCTTCCCCTCTCACAATTATATAAACTAAACAGCTACGGGAGCTTTAATAGTACCATGATGCTTATAGTCAACGAGTTTAATATCTGACATTTCAAAGTCTTCAATCTTTTTCTTATCAGGATTTAGCCAAAGCTTTGGCGAGTCATATGGTTTTCTAGTCAATAATTCTTTTACTTGATCAAAATGGTTTCGATAAATATGCGCATCCCCTAAAGTATGAATAAATTCACCTGGTTTAAGACCAGTTTCTTGAGCAATTAAATTAACTAGTAAAGAATAGCTCGCAATATTAAAGGGAACTCCTAAAAACATATCTCCTGATCGCTGATAAAGCTGAACGCTTAAACGACCATCATTAACATAAAATTGAAATAAAACATGACAAGGTGGGAGTGCTGAATTTGGTACATCTTCTGGATTCCAGGCACTAACAATCAATCTTCTTGAATATGGCGTCTTTTTAATTTGATCAATCACATTTTGAATTTGATCAATAAAACCACCCTCTCGCTTTTGCCAGTGACGCCATTGAGCGCCATAAACATCTCCAAGATTACCAAATTTGACTGCGAAATCCCGGTCAGCTAAGATTCGCTCATCAAATTTCTTCATCTCTTCTTGATAGACTTGCTTAAATTTGGCGTCTTCTTGACTTCTGAGTCCAAAATTAGTCATATCAGGGCCATGATATTCATCACTTTCAACCCAGTTTTTGAACGCCCATTCATCCCAAATATGATTATTGTGTTCTAATAGAAACCGAATATTAGTATCTCCTCTTAAAAACCACAACAATTCACTTTTAATAAGACCAAAAGGAACTCGTTTAGTAGTTAAAATAGGAAAACCCTCACTCAGATTAAACCGCATTTGAGCTCCAAATATACTTCTTGTCCCCGTGCCAGTTCTATCTTCCTTATCATGACCTTCAATCATAATTTTATTTAGTAAATCCAAGTATGGTTGCTCTAAAGTTGCCATTATCTTTCTTCTTTCTATTGCGCATATTATACCTTAAATTATCATATATTTAGTGCTTTGGTAAATACAAATACTATATTTTGTATATTTTAAGATATGGTAGAATTAATTATCTATACAATTTGGAGGGATTTTAATGATTTTAACCTGGGATATCATAAGACGCATTATTGAAATACTTTGGTTAATTAATGTTGGCTTAGCTATTTGGACAGTTTTTCGCAGCCATCGTGATATTGCCTCAACCTGGGCTTGGCTTTTAATTCTATCGCTCTTACCATATATTGGTTTTATTCTATATTTATTCACTGGTCGTCAACTATCTCATGATGATATTTTTTCAATTAAAGCTGAACAGCAAAAATTCCGAGACCAATTCTTAAATGAGCAAAATAAATTATTAAAATTACACGATCTATTACCTAATAAAGATCAAAATCCCCGGGCACGAAGACTTGTTGAATTAAATTTAAATAATGATGATGCCCTCCTGACCTTTAACAATGAAGTAGAAACTTTTATTGATGGAAAAGTTTTATTTAAAAATCTTATCAAAAATATCGACCAAGCAAAAAGTAGTATTAATATTGAATTTTATACTTTTTATGATGACCAATTAGGTAACCAAGTTCTAAAAGCACTAGAAAAAGCTGCTAATCGCGGTGTTAAAGTTAGAGTTCTGTACGATGCTAGTGGCTCTCGCGGTACAAAACCTTCTTTTTTCAATAAACTTCGACAACTAGGTGGAAACGCTCAACCATTCATTTCAACAGCTGGTAATCGTTTCTTTACTACCCCTCGTGCTAACTATCATTTACACCGAAAACTGGTTATCATCGACAATCAAATTGGTTATATTGGTGGTTTTAATATTGGAGACCAGTATGTTGATCGAAGCAAAAAATTCGGTCATTGGCGTGACACGCATTTACGAGTAACAGGACAAGCTGCTCTCCTGATGGAAATTAGGTTTGCAATGGATTGGAATACAAGTTGTCGTAAATCCCATCTTCCTACGTATAGTGTCGATAATTTAATTGAAAAATTCAGATTAAAAGTTGTCCAGGAAAAAAATTTAGTTCCAATGCAAATTGTTTCTTCAGGTCCTGACAACAGTAATTTTGGTATTCGTCGAGCTTATGAAGAAATAATTGCGCAAGCACAAAACTACGTTTACATTCAAACACCATATTTAATTCCAGGTGACTCCATCTTAGAGGCCTTAATTATTGCTGCAAAGAGTGGTGTAGACGTTCGAATCATGATTCCATCTATGCCAGATCATGCTTTCGTTTATCGAGCAACCGAATATTACGCTAAGTACTTAGTTAATCATGGCGTAAAAGTATATAAGTATGATAATGGCTTCATCCATGCTAAAACTATTGTAAGTGGTTCTAATATTGCCTCAGTCGGTTCGGCTAATCAAGATTTTCGGAGTTACCAGCTTAATTTTGAGGTAAATGCTTTTACATACAATCCTGCCCTTGCAACTGAATTAAAAGAAATATTTGAAAAAGATCTAAAAGAGTCAACATTATTAACTAAGCAATACTTTAATAAACAATCTCATTGGCGTAAGTTTAAACAATATTTCTCAAGATTACTATCACCAATTTTATAAAAATGACCAAAATAAAAGAAGCTTCTTAGTTTTTAAACTATAGATGCTTCTTTTTTTGTTATTCTTCTTCATCCACTACAGTAATACTTTTTCTTTCTTGATATGAATAATATACCCAAGCAATAATTCCAAAGGCTACTGGTCCAATAGCAGTCCAGAAGGATGTTGCATAATCTCCAGTAAAGAGTGGCTCAACACAAGTAAAGATAATACCAATTGCAACTACAAGCCAAACTACAATTGTTACCGTCCAGACACGCTTCTTTCCCTCAATAAATACAAATGGACGATCAATTCCTTGCTTCATCTTAAAGAAAGGATAAGCTCCAATCAAAAATAAGTAAGGTGCTGACGATGAAACATTCATCATATCCATCAAAATAGTATAAAACTGACCTGCTGCATTACCACCAAAAGAAATAAATAAGATAATAACACTAACAATCACCGCCTGAACCCACATTGAACGTTCTGGCATGCCATGTTTATTCAATTTAACCAAGTTTTTAGGTAAAAGTTTAGGATCACAACCTTCAATAAACGATTTAACAGGTGAATAAACCATTAAAAATGCTGCTGAAATTCCAGCCAATACATCAGCTAATCCGGCAAAACGAGAAAATGTAGCACCCAGTGTTAGGGAAGCTGAATGAGAAAGTCCAAAAGCCTTTCCTGTTTCTACTCCCAAATTGTTGATTAAAACATATTCCACATTGGCCAAATCAACATTTTTGCCACTTAATTCGCTACTCCAATTTGCAGCAACTCCACACATTAAAATATTCAAGACATATAAAGCTGTCATCCAGACCATAGCTGTAATCAAAGCTTTAGGAAAAGTCTTTTCAGGTTTATCAACAGAATCAATTACTCCCGCTGAAGTTTCTAAACCGCCATAAGCAAATAATGCATAAACAATGAATGACACCACAGCAATTGGAGACTGGAAAGCCGGATTAGGAGAATGAACTAATGATTGCACAGTCAACGGTTCTGCTAGATGTCCTTGATTCAAAAAGAAAACTAAAATAGATACTAAAGTAAAGCCAATTGTAATAGCTAAAGTAAAAAAGCCACCAACATTACTTACAGCAGCAATTTTATCGACACCTTTAGCGGCAAAAAAAGTCACTACTACTAAAAATATTACTTCTAAAATTCCCAATAATTGTGTCGATGACAAGTTTAAAAAATGCCAATTTTGCGTTGTATCATGACCTGAAATTGCAGTCGACACTGATACCAAGAAAAATTGAGTCGATGACACCAGCCAAACAACCCAAGCAGCTAGCCAAATAAAAGTACCAATAAATGCAGTTTTTTCACTAACTGATCCTTTAAGCCAAGAAAAAATTCCACCTTTAACTCCCTTAAAAGCTGCTCCATATTCCGCAAAAATAAGTGCAGAAGGCAAAAAGAATAAAATTGCGGTTATAATATACCAAACAATACTTGCATACCCCATTTGATAATAGGCAGTTAATGAATTGCTAAAGCCAAAAATGGCTGAAAAGATCATCAAAACTAGAGTTTTTAATCCAATTTTGACGGATTTGTCTTTTTTCATAAAAAACTAAAACACTCCCTCTTTCAAACAAACATTAACTATTATGCGCTTTTTATTAAATTAATACAAAACCGATTAAAATTGAGCAAAATAAAAAGGCCTTAATTGGCCTTCTTAGCTCTTAAGCACCGTGGTACTTAACAAGACTGAAGATAGCATAAATGTGTCTCAATGTTGGTATTTAAGGAAAAGTGTTGTTTTATCAATGTTTCAGAACACTAATTAGTTACCACTAGTTTTCATAAAATTCCATTATTTGCCAATTATTTGTCCCTTTTTTGTCCCTTTTTAAAGACCTAATTGCTTTCTTCTTTCTGCTATATACTCTTCAATATTAGCTAAATCTTCTTCAGTCGCTAAATTCAATATGAAACTTTTGGCAGCAGAACGTTTATTTATATATAATTTTCTAGCCTTATTTTTTTCGTCCCATTTTTTATTAGCTTTTGCTCTTGCTTCTGTAATTTTAGCCATTTAAAACCAACTTTCTAATTAAATATAGTATGAATCCAATAAATAAAGCTATTCCTGCATAAGTATAGTATTTCTTTTCTTTCTTAGTCATGGTATATTTGAGATGGCAAAACGGTAAGACCGAAGCCTTGCCGTTTTTAATTTATTTGAAAAAGGTTTTGATTAGAGATTTAGCTAACTTGATGAGTTCTGTTGCGGGAACTGACCAAGCGGCAATTGCTGTGTATTTAGCTATTTTCACTTGAGTTTCTCGATCAAACCTTTTTTTATTTTTCTTTTTTGCCATCTCATTTCCTCCTTTCACTTATTATAATACACGCTTTTGCGTACATTGTCAATAGAAAACATAAAAATAATGCAAAAAAATAGCCACTCCAGGAATTACCCCAGAGTGGCTATTTGAGTAGGATTTAGAACGCACCTAGTCAGTCCTACTAAACTAGGTTACGCTAGCTAAGCTCACGTAGAGTCCCTTAGCTTGGTCAATCCTATTATATCAAATTATTTAAATGTTCCCCATGCTTCATTGCCAACGCGTCCGACTAGATAGCCATAACCATTTGCACGCGGTTGTCTTAACCAGACTCGACCCAATCGATCTCTTGACCAAGCATCATACTTAACTTCTACACCTGCTGGTAATTGTGCAATGATTGAACTTTGTGTGGTTGCTCCCCATCTAAGGTTAATTGCTCCACCAGTGATGAAAGTACCGTGTTCTTCGTGCCACGTCATGTTTAAGTTATCAGTCCAGCTCTTCTCTTGTGTGGGTGTTTGAACTGGTGCTGGTTTAGGTTTTATAACTGCAGATTTCAATTCTAGCTTATTAACAGCAATGTTTCCATCAACACCTAGACCTTTCCAGTTATCTGTGAATTGCCAGATAGCTACATGATCCATCGTTGGAAACCAATTAAAGTCTGCGGTGTCTTGTCTGCCTTCTACTTTATAATAAGCAACCCACAAGCAATCGCCATATTTATCAGTAATCTTCTTAGTGTGGACGTTATTGGTAAGTAATGCTTTTCCAGAATATAGCAATGGCTTATATCCCGCTCTTACTACTATATCCATGAAAGCTAAGATAGCATTAGCATTGTTTTCTGCACTACCACCAGTAACATTACCACTCCCAGTTTCCCAGTCACAAGCAAATAATGAACCCGTTGGAATACCAATATTTTTGGCCACTTGAATTGCATAATTAGCTTCTTGAATAGCTTGATTACTATTAGCACTAAAGTGTGCATAGTGGTAACCACCAGCAGGAATACCAGCTTGCTTTGCACTAATAATTTGTGATCTAGCTTTAGGGTTTTGGTAGCTTAATCCTTCTGTAGTCTTAGCAATTGTGAACTTAGCGCCTGGATAAGCGCTAATGTTTGAATTCTGATAGCTGGCTTCATCAATACCATAAGATCTGTTTTCAATTACTTGTGTCATAACTAAGCTTCTTTCTTTGAATCAGTTAACATTTTCTCGTATTCATGTTGAACGATATTTCTGACTGTTACTCTGTCAATTGGAAGGCTTGGATACAACTTTTGAATTTGATAATAAACTTCATCGGTTGCATCATACAATTTCTTCGATCCCTCTTTATCATCAAGGGATGCTTGATAAGTGGTTGCCTTTAAAGCTAATTCGCCCGCTGTTTCTAAAACTGTTGCAAGCTTAGGATGAGTAAGCTTTAATTTTTCCAATTTTTGCTTATTAATACTATAAGCTCCTGCAATTCCAGCGATTACTAAAACTACAATTGCCCAAATTAAATTAATATCTAACTTCATTTCTTATCTCTTTCCTTTAATAATCTAGTAATTTCTTTGTCTTTTTCAGCATTTAATTTAGTAAGTCGTTCATTTTCTCTTACTAATCGGTCGTTATCTTCTGCCAAACTATCATGCTTTGTTTTCTTAGAATTCAAATTCCATGTAAGCAATCCAAGAATTACAGGTGCTAACACTTGTGCGATGTTGATTAAGTCATGCAAGTGTCATCACCTCTTATCGTGTATTTCTAGTTCTTGCAGTATATAAAATCTCCGTTAACAGAAAGCATGACAAAATAAAACCTAACCCCATAGGAGCACGTCCTGCGAAAATAGCGTGGATTAATTGAATACAGGCAACTAAACTAGTAAAGCCTGCTGCAACACTCAATAGTATCCCTGCTAATGTATTATTTTCTTCATTCTTTAAGGCATAGTACATTAATCCTACGCCCACAGCTACGGCTATTGCGTCTAAGCCATCGTCATTCATCAGTCCTGCGTATTGTGGAGGCCAAAAGAAGTACTTATGATCCGTCCACAATAATAAGCCCATTGCTGAAAAGGCTAGCCCAATATTGAATATTTGAAAATTACGCTTGAGGTTGACTAGCAATTGCTTGGTCATAGTCCTCACCCGTGATTTCTTTATATCCTTCTCTGCTAAGAATGCCTTGTTGAACATAGCTTCGAAAAGTTAAGTTGGCTTCTTCTTTTTTGCCAAACCATCCCCAATTATATTGGTTCTTCCATGATTCAATTAATTCTCTTTGTACTTCTGCAATCATTGCTTGTAAATTCATATTTTGTGCCTCCTATTTTGTTACTCCATTAGAGCCTTTACCTAGTGCGATCATCATTGCACTTAAATTAGCAACCATTTTGCTAGTTTGTTGCACAGTTGCTTGAAGCTGGTCCATTGCAGTATCAGTTGATTCAGCATTTTGTAAAGTCTTTTGATGACCCTCTTGAAGAACATCGATACTCTTTTGCGCATTTTCGAGTTGTTCCACAACTGTTGTTAATCGTTGACCTAATGATTCTTCACTAGTCTCAATCCATTCTTGTTTCATCCAGTCATACTTTGGAGCTTTTAAGCTTGGATCTGGTGCAGCAACTACAATTGGATACTGATTTGCTGTAATCTCATCAGCTGTTCTTAAAACTCTAAAAGGCACATCTTCGTTGGACCAGTAATAGGTGTGCATTGTAATTTCTTTTGATTCTGTATTAGCAGTTTCAGTATTGTCTACTGCTGAGTTTTGAATTTCTTCTGTCATAGTTAAATTCCTCCATAAAAAAATCCCTAGTCGTTTGACTAAGGATTAAAAATATTAAATTGGTGTATTAGTGTACTTATGCCATTGACCAGAGCCATTATAAAGCTTACGCCCATAAAGGTTATCTCCTTCGTACACAGTTTGATATTGAGTTTGACCATCAAGATTAGTTATCTTAAGGAACACGGTATGACGATAATCAGATACTACATTAACACCAATCTTATACGGGCCATTGTTAATGTAGCAATTAATAACCTTTAAAATTCCTGTCTCTTTATAAGCATTGAAGTCTACAGTTTGATTACTAATAGTTCCTGATGGACTCTCATAGTCAACGCGGTGTTGGAACATAGTTTGTTGCATGGTAAAGCCTTGCAATCTATCAGATAGATCCGTAACTCTATTCATCATAGCGAATTGATTCCATTGCGGATATGAATTAGTAGTTTTAGAAACAGTTCTTACAAAACGTTCAGGTCCCTGGTCAACAGTCTGATAAATGGTGTTGTCATCATATTTAATCACAGTTAAATAGTACCATCGTCTTGTAGTATCAGGCCATGGTCCATTGATAGTGGCACAATTACCGATCTTATAAATTCCTGTATCCAGATAAGGATCACTATTTAAATTGATAGCTGTATTCAATGCTTGATCTGTTGGATAGCGATAATCGGTATGATTTCTAACGTCTCGATGCGCATTAGCAAAATTAGCCAATACAGCTTGGTCAACAAAACATGGAGCATTAGCTTTCATAGTTACAAGACCATCAGGCTCGTTAGTTTCGATATTAAATCCTTTAACAATCTTTACATTTAAATCATCTTGATAAGCTATTTGATGCCATGCTGTAAAGCCATTAGCACCCCATGTTCTTATATAAGTTAAATACGAATTTGTATCGTATAAAGTTTGTTCTCCATTCCATTGATTAGCATTAACAATCAATGCGAACCAACTACCAACTGGTGCATTTTTAATGTTTTTTGTGCCTGATGCATTATAGAAACCTGGTTGCTTATAGTTGTTTAAATCAGCATTATCGTTAATATCATAAGCTTTAGTATGATTTAGTAGCCAATTAACGTGATATGCGGTCCAGTCACTATCAAAGGTACTAAGTCTGTATGATCCATCAGGCTGCTGGGCAATAGATTGGAAATTGTCAAATTTATTGCCATCCTTATCTAATGCTTGATTTCTAAACTTGATTTTATTTAAATTGTCATCAACATAGTTCTGATTTGCATATCGTCGCCATAACTTCCAAGTACCATCAACACATTGACGATAGTAAACAGCATCTTGGTGCTTGTCGTAGTACGTTTGTTCGATTATTGAATCATGAGCGTTATCGACTTTTAAAATGCCCCAATTTGCAGTAGGATAATTTCTTCCTTTATCAGTACTAGTAATCATATACGTTCCAGTAGAAGTTAGGGTGTTAAAATCAGGGGCATCTACTGGATCATGACGTCCGTCCAGTCTATCGAAATCGAGATAGCTTTGACACCAATCAGTAGCAATTGAACCTGATTCAAGCTTTAAGTTAGCAAAATATAACGAGTCCCCTGGAATACCTGCATCATCGTATTGTTGAATTCTCAAATTAATGTGGTAGTAATCTTCCGGTACTTTAAAGGTAATTTGATGCCTTCTCCATTTATTGTTTACGGCATCAGAGGTAGCAAGCGGAGCTCCACCATGATTATCAGTCCAATCACTATATAATCCTAAATGGAATACTGGTGAATCATCTCTACCATTTGTTCGAGCTAGAAAACTTAATGTGTATGTCCCTGCCGGTAAATACACGCCACCCGGAATAACAAGTGGAGCATTTTTAACTTTATCGCCCCATACATGAGCTATTTTTGTTTTAACTAAATTAATATTTGTGTCAGAGGACCACTGACTTTTAAGATCTATAGATATTCCATTGTGTGCATCACTGCCGCCATAATTTCCTGTACTAAAATCCTTCAAAGTAGCTGTATTAGGAAGTAAGTTTACACCACCACTGTTGTCTGTTCTTCTGGAAAAAGTAGTCCAATCAATCTGACCAAGACTTGTTCTTAATTGGTCAACCTTCTTTTGAACAGCGTCAGTTTTAGCATTCATATCTGGCAATTTGTTATTCATCAAGTCAGTCACTTCATTGATAATATTACCAAATTTAGTTGTTAAATCCTGAACAGTACTGTTTAAGCTGTTGGTTTTAACTTGCCATTCTTTAACAATTCGGCTGAACGTATCATCCCAAGAATGCTGTTTTGCATTCCAGTCTGCTTGGTCTTTATCAAGCACTTGCTTAGCATTGTCTTTAATTGCTTGAATGGTATCTTTAGCTTGCTTGTCAATGTTAGATTTATCAGTATTCCATTGACCCCAGATCTGGTTCTTGTTGTTCGACCAATCCTGATTAATGGCGTTTTTCTGATTGTTGTAGTCTTGTTGCCGTGCATTCTGTGCATTCCTAAATTGATTCTGAAAATCAGCACTCAAAGCATTGTACTGATTACGAAAGTTCTGCAACTCTTGATTTAATTGCTGTTCTGCTCTCTGCAATTCAGCTTTAAGTTCACCATCAGCTTGCCTAATTAAAGCTTCCATTTGTTGCTTTAATTTTTCAAGATCAGAAATATAAGTAGTGTTATAAACCGTACACTTTAATCCATCTCTCACTTCAATGTAGAAGTCAGCAGTCGAATCAAATTTAGCACCACTTGCTTTATCAATGATATCAAACCAGGCTGTACCTCTAGCTGAATGAACCTGATCATGCACTTGATAAGTAATGTGTCCAATTCTTGCATCTACAATTGTTACATTAGAGTCTGATACAAATTTATCGCCATCTTTATTTTCATTAAAAACCAGAGATTTATTTGTTAAATCATATGGTGTTCCGTCAGGATTAAGAATAAATGATTCTAGGATTTCTCCTTTATCACTATCTCTTACCTCCACGCGACTTAGATTGGTTGTCTGCTTGTTCGTGCTTAGCGTTACTGCTTGGAGCATTCTGTTCGCCTCCTTTCAACTGATCTCGCATTCTAATTTCATGTTGCAGTTCCTCAATCACAACATCTTTTCTGAAATTTAAAAGCTCTAAACGTGCAATTTCGTTTAGAGCTTTTGTTAAAACAGCATCATTATTCATTTATTTCACCTCGTGTCTAATGGATTCGGCCACCACGTTGTTGACGAATCCAAGCGATGTCGGAAGCATATAAGTATTGATTACCAATTTTTAATACTCCCCAGTTTTGGTCCCAATCAAGAGCAATTTTTTCTTTACCTGGTGCTGTGTGAGAAAAGCCATGGTCACCCGACATAACCGCAACTTTACCATCACCACCAATGGATCTAATGTAAGAATCGCCGTCTACTGTGATACCCTCCAGCTTAACACCTGTGATCGTACCACCAGTAATTCTTTCAGCAATTAGTCGACCTTGACTGTCTATGGCACTTCTAGCAACTCCATCGCGTCCAACGTATTCTAAGCCTTCAGCATTAAAACGGAGATATCCGCCACCATTACTTAAAGCTCTTAATTCAGTTGGCTTTTGCCAGTTAGGATAAGCGGTAATTTCTCCCCCGCCACCACTGGCAATCCAGTTGTGTACGTCTTGTACAGTCGTATTTATGGAAGTAATCATACTTTGTAATCGGTCATAGCTATCTCTCCAAGCTTGATCGTCAATACCAAGCTGCCTAGTTAATTTAAGCAATCCAGCCTTTTGATCTTGATCATTTTCTTCCATAACTTGCTTTAATTCCCCAAACAAGTGAGTTGCGCGTTTAGTAGCCATAGTTGTATTTTTTGCAACCATATTAGTTACAAAATTATTTAAAGCATGGTCATAACTAATAGGCAACTGACCTATTGTAATGCTGGTAGCAATTTCTCTAACAGGATCCCAAGTTATGGAAGTGCATTGAGCTTTTTCAAAAATTCCTACCTCATCGAATAACACACTCACATAATCATATAAGTCAACTTGAGTTAATTTTTGATACTCGCCTTGCATTTGCTCATATGAAACAGTAAGAGAAATATTTGGGTAACCGATCCTGTATTCTTTCATATAAGCTTTAGCAACTGCTAGCAGCTTATTTTTATCATTACCAATTCCATACGAAGATAAATCTACCGCTTGTACTCTCAAAGGTGCGTTAGTTACCCGTGCATATTCAGAAACTAGCACCGTTTCATCTAATTCTAAAGTTTGTTCTGATACCTCAGGCTCAGCATTCGAATCATCTTCACCTGGCGCTACATCTGTGGCATGAGCGAAACTAAAGAAATCTGAATTAATCCATTGATTGGTTCCAACTTCATAAAAGGTTTTACCTTGACTAGTTGACTGCGCTGTAATTCTTAGTAAACTACCTAAGCTATAGTATTTTCCGGTTGGATTTATACCACTTGGATCACTATATACGGGAACTTGTGCAGTTTGCTGAATATTAGCTTTTTCTGCATCATCTTCTTTATATTCAACTGTTCCAGGTTCCTTAAAACTAACATTATCGCCAGATTTAACCCAAAGCTGATGGCCATTCTGCTGACCAATGTGATACCACTTAGTGCCTCCAGAGTCAGTTGAAATATCATAAATCGGATATTGACCTTTATTATTCCAACCAATTACGTTTCCTGTTCCACCAGGACCCGACATCATTGTTACATTACCGTTAATACTTAAACGGCCATAGGCTTTTTGTGTTGCATAGTCCCCAATCTTTGATAAGACAAAATATTGAGATGAAATCCATTGCGTGTCTCGATTGCCCAAATTGTACCAAACAGTTCCATCGATATCTTTAGCCTTCCAATAAATCTTATAGCTCTTTCCGTTTGACAAGTATTGTCCGCTTTTACGACCACCAAACGGCGATGTATAAAGTGGAACTTGACCGGGGCCTGCGTATGAAACAGTCCCAACACCATCATTCTTAACAATTATGCCTTGAATGTCATCACCCACTTCAAGAGTCCCTTGAGCCGTAATCTTGTTGACAACATAGTTGCCTGATTTATCAAATGTAATTAAACTGGCTTCAACCCAACCACCTGTATCAGTCTTATACCATGTATCATTATTGAGCGTTTGCTTATCAGTCTTTGCAACAAACTTTAAATATTCGCCGTTCCTAATACTATTTACAGGTGTGTGTCCCTTATATGGGGTACTAAACAGGCTAATTGTACCGTTAGCCAAATATTGAACGGTTGCTTTTCCATCAAACGGTTCTCCGTCTGGCTGTGGTTGCTCTTCAGGAGAATAGGTAACGTACGGCATGATCGCATTGTAAGTGTCGCTAGTTGTTTCATCCCTAGTGATTGACTGCATATTACGACCATACTTAATCACTACTCCCTTATCTTTACCTGCATGTTTCAGCATTGTCAGATAATAGTTGTTAAACCTGAACTCTCCATTATATAAAGCTTCCATTGTGTTAGTGGTTTGATCCCCAGCTTGGTCAGCCCCAAAAATAGCTGCATTAGCATTACCTAGCTCTTTAAAGTTCCAGCCTAAGTTTGCAACGGTAGGAATATCACTAGCAAAACCTAACCCTGAAACAGGCCATGCCAAAGCATCGCTAATTAAATCAAATGCTCTATTCGGCCCAGCATGTGCTTCACTGATATCCTTTTTGAGAGGAATATTCGATAAATCAGACCAGACATGATTAGCAGTAATTGAAATTGAAGTCATACTCTTAGATACGTCTACAATTCTAAATTGTTGATTTCTTTCATCATCTTCTAGTCCCATATCAGCCACAATTACCATGCCCTCAGTTATGTCTTTGCTTAAAGATGCATTAATCGGATAAGTCATTGCTAAAGTAGGTATCTGATTTCTATTTTTAGTAATTGAAATAGTAAGTAAATCCTTAAGTGATCCCAGACCTTCAGTATTAAAGTCAGAAATATATGTTTCATAAAGTCGAGGAATCATACAATTGCTCGCCTCCATCTCGGTTGATATTCAAACTTAGAATAATTACCTGATAGTGAAATACTATTTTTACCGGGTATTAATTCAGGGTACTCATGATTCGGTAAGATTGCTCTACTAGTTCGCAATTCTGTCATTGATTTGTAAACCAAACATTTCTCACTATCTATAAATAATTCATTATCTGTATCTTTAAATTGATAAGCCAAACCATTAATCGTCAAAGTAAAGTCTCCATTACCTACGATATGAAAAATAGGGAGTGAATTCCATTTAGTAGGATTATAAACCGGATTACTTGGTACAGCTTGATACTTAATAGCTTCATCATTAATTAAGAAAGGTTTGCATGCTAAGCTCATAGTAACGTTAGCCCAAGTTTCATTAGTTGGAGTAACAACAGGGCTTTCACTTACAAAAGCTTCCCAGTGCCAGCCTTTAAACGGTTCAAAGTAAAATGGCTCATACTTTACAAATTTATCTTTGTAAGTCAACCAATCGCCAAAGTCCATGCCCCAAGTAAACCAATCTTTATAGAAAGTCGGGCGTTGAACAACAAAAGTAATTTGTTGAGTTATGTCTGTATAGTTCAAATTATCATTGATATATGAACCATTTACTCCCACAACTGACGTGAGTGAAACATTTCTTTTAGTAGTAGCTTGAACTAATGGATAAACTACCATAGCACCATAGTAATCAGAACCTGTTCCATGATAAATTAATCTACCTAATGACACTTATACCCTTCTTTCTATTAATTGAATTCAATCGCATTCTTGCATTTACAACTTCAGTAATCGAATTACCTAAAGCTTGTTTATCTACATTTATGCTAGTTTCAACGGTTGATGGTGATGTGAGAATAGCAGTTAGTAAATCGATAACCTTATCTAGCTTTTCTCCTAAGCCATCAGTATTAGTATTAATGGGTTGAATGTTATCTCTGGCGGCAACAATCGCAGCAGTCTTGCCAAGCAATTCGTAAGAACGACTAGATTTAACTGCTGATAATGGAATAGCCATTTCTGGTCCAGCTTCACCAAAGATAGAAGGCTGGTTAGCAATTCCACCATTTGCATATCTTGCATGGCCTGTAGGACCCCAGCCTGCTCCAAAGTGAATATCATTGCGCCAATTAGAATCATTGAATAAAGCAAGCAATTGATCCCAGCCATGATAAATATTTCCATGGCCTCTAACTTTATATGCATTAAAAGTTCTTATCTTATATTGCAATAATCCACGAGCTGGACCAGAACCGTCACCATCTGGATCAGCTCCTGGCTGTACAGCGCTAGGATTACCACCGGATTCACCAGCAATCATTGAAATAATCTTTCTGATTTCTGTTGGAGTAACTGAGGTATGCATTGTTTCAGCAGCCTTTTTAATGTCTTCGCCCCAACGATCAGCCCCTGTACCATTCGGATCTTTCTCATCGCCACCAAGACCAAACAAATCACCAATCTTGCTAATGAAACTAAAGAATCCTTTCAGTGGTTTCAACCCTTTAATAAATTTCTCTAAACCAGAGTTTGCTTTGACGTCTCCATCTCCACTCTCATTCTTTAAACCAGGAATACGGCGATAGCTTACTGCTCCTTCCTGGAAGTCTGATATCTTTGCCATACCTATACCAGAGCTTGGATTCATTGCCGACCAAATCTTTCCACCACCGGCATAAACACCAACGTGGTTACGACCTCCAGGTCCAAAGAATACTAAATCTCCGATTTGTGGATCTTTAACTGCACGTGAAGCTGAATACTGATCTCCAGAATAATGAGGAAAGCTTTTACCGAATGCTTTCTCTAAGGCATACTTAACTAATCCTGAACAGTCGAATGAATCTGGTCCTTCGGCACCCCATACATATGGTTTATCTTTACCATATTTTTCAACAGCACCTAGTAATCCTCCTTCTGCTTCACCATCAAGAGAACTAGATACCATATTCCAAAGAGTTTTCCAAAAGGCACTTACTTGTTTCTTACCTTTATCAAATCCTTTGGTAATCATGGTGTGGAAAGCTCCACGAGATAATCCCTTAACGCCAGTCCATTTAAAAATACCATCTAAGTATTTTTGTGGACCAGAGACAATCTTTTTAGCTAAGTCAAAGAACTTCTTCATGCCGTCCATGGTTTTCTTAGCCCATGAACCGATGCCACCAAAGAAGTTCCCTACATTCTTGCCAATATTGCTAAAGAATCCACCAATACCACCATTTGCAAAATGAGCAATCCCCATAGCATTCATTAAGTTCTTAGTATCAGTTGCATTAAGAATTTCATCACCAGGCATAAGCATTGTAGTAGTATTTCGACCTTGGAAAATACCAAATTCTCCAGTTGCTGGACGGTAAAGAGCTTCCTTATTGCCAGTTTCTGGTGAATCATTGCCATCATTAACCATTGCTAATGTTGGTTCAGTAATCGCACGTCTTTGAGAACTAAAATATCCAGTACCAGTAGCAAAGTGGGGGAGCTTTTTGACAGTAGAATGACCGCCACCGAAGAAGAAGATTACATCGTTAACGGCACCAATACCGCCATTAACAATGTCAATTAACCCATTCATGGCATTCTTACCAAGCTTTTGCATTGACTTCCACATGTCAGAAAAAATATTCTGAATACCTTTGCCTAAGTTAGACCAGCCTGTTCGCCATTTTCTATTAAAGCCATCAAACCAGGAATGCATATTACTTCCCCACTTTGAAGCGTTTGACTTCATATCTGACCATTTTTTAGCTGTATCACGCTTAATTGAATCCCATTTATCAGCAAAATTATGGGCTATTTTATGCAATTGATCTCCAGTAGTCTGTTTTAAAGCATCTAACATATTTCCATGGCTCTTCTTTAAGTTCTTTTGGAAATCATTAGAAATATCAGTTACATAACTATGATGTTTCAACCACTCTTTGCCTGATTTATCACTATAATTTTTATCTTGTCCTAAAAGTTTTTTCGTGCCTTCACTAGCTATTTTTCTGGAGTTTGTCCAAAAATCTCCCACTGACTTATGAAGATTATTCCAATGAGAATCCCATGTCTTTTTTGCATTCTTAGACCAAGATTTAAAGCTTTTTTGTAAAGACTTAGTCCCTTTATCATAATTTTTCTTGGTGTTCTTAGACCATTTGGAAACAGCTTTTTGAGTATTTTTCCAATGATTATTCCAAGATTTACCAAAATCTTTAGTCCATTTCTTAGTCTTCTTTTGAATATCTTTATAAGCGGTTTGGAATAACTTACCATTTTGAAAAGCTTTAACGTACTTGTTCTTAGATAACTTCTTAAAGGTATCGCCAAAATTCTTGTAAAACTTCTTAAAGAAGTTGTGACCATTTTTCAGAAAAGTATCGTACCCCTTCTTAATGTTGGGTCCAAGTTTCTTTATAAAGTTCTGTGAGTTTTTAACTGTTTTATCTAAGTTTTTCTTAGAATCTTTACCAAATTTTTCAAAGCCTTTACCAACTTTTTTCCAGTAATCATTCCAAGCTTTTTGCTGTTTCTTTCGGTTTTGTTCTCTAAGCTTATCAATTTTTTGCCATTCTTTTTGAGATTTTTGGTTAGACTTTTTAATGCCTTTCCACCAAGAATCAATGCCCTTGCTCATCTTGCCGAAAGCATCTTTAGTAGACCAGCCTAAGTTTTCAAGCGACCAGAAATTTTTAGGCGGCTTTTTAGATTTCCAACCATTCAAAAATTCTTTGGTTGCTTTACCACCCCAACCGCCGGCAATCTTACCAATTTGTGAACCGATTGCTGCACCAGCAGGACCACCAAAGAAAAGACCAATACCGCCACCAATTGCAGAACCTACTCCTTTTCCTGCATCTTGGTACTGCTTCAATGATCCTTTCTTATCTTTGAATGCAGATAGGATAGATGAACCAGCATCTAAAGCAACACCTACACCTGCTACACCAGTAGCAACTTTACCAGCTGTTGACAAGCCACCAAATCCACTAGCAGATTTTAAAGATTGAAATGCACCGCCAAAAGATTTACCAGATAGTGCGTTTTTAGCGCCTGAGCCTATCTTGGCGAAAACATCTTTGAACAAGGACCACATCTTTGAAGCTGTGGATTTTGCAACACTTGCAATCCTTTTAAACCCAGAGCTAATTTTAGAAAATGCTGTTTTAGCTCCCGAGCCTATCTTGGCAAGTACTCTTTCTGGTCCTTTTAGTTCCTTAATTGTATCTAAGCCCTTAAAGCCTGCATGAAGAGCTTTAACTCCTTTATAAGCTCCATAGCTTCCTTTTGCTATCGCTGAAATTCCACTAACAACAGGTTTGAATGTTTTAATTGCTGCAATAGCAATAATTGCCTTAGAAATCCATTGAATCGCTTCTTTATTTTTAGCTAAATTATCTAATACCACTCTTAATTGTTTCAGAGGGTCTTTAGACTTTAAAGCATTCTTACTAGTTAAACCAAATGCTTCAGCAATATCAACAATTATTTTAGAAAGAGTCTTCCAAGTATCTATTGCAATATCTTTGGTAATGGACATAAGATCAGACCCAATACCTACAATATCGCCTTTATGCTTGGCAATGTAGCCTAATGCTTGCATTCCAAGTTTAGCAACTTTTTGAATTGCTACACCAAGCATTTCAGCACCATCTTGTACTGGCTTTGACTGCATTAAGTCAGCTAACTGTTGCATTCCTGATGTCTTCGCATCAAATAATGGTTGGGCCATTTTAGCTTTTAATGAATTCCAAGAGTCCTGCATTGATTTTGCAGCTCCGCCTTGGGTTTTTCTAAAAGCTTCAAAAGCCTTACCACCATCTTGACCAGCTTTTTCAACTAACTCTTCAAATTGTTTAGTTGACATTTTGCCAGAAGCAACCATCTTACCAAATGCTTCTTCTGACATTCCAGCTGCTTTAGACAAAGCCGCACCTAATCCCGGCGCTTGCTTACTCATTCTTTGCCATTGCATTGCTGAAACTTTAGAGCCACTAAGAGCCCTAGCCATCGCACTTGATAGCCCAACCATTTCGCCGGAAGTCATCTTAGTCGCATCCCCAATGGTTGCAATACTTTTAGACAAAGCTAAAGTATGCGACAAATTACCATTAGTTAAACGATTCATATTTAACTGTAGCTGATGAACTTCGTCCCCAGTCATTGCAGTATTAGACTTCAAATAGCCCATTTGATCTACTAAGATCTGAGTATCATTTTTATTTTTACCTAATCCAGCCCACTGTGCTCGAACTTTACCAATTACACCATCAAGCTGCATCCCTGATGTAATAGTTGATTTTAGTCCAGAAGTTAATGAACTAAAACCTGAAGAAACAGCATTACTTAAAAGGTTTGCACTAAAAATCTTTTTAAACAAAGAATGCGTCTGTTTAGCTTTTCCATTGACTCCAGTAATTTTAGATTTAAATCGATCAAAAATTGATGGATTAGCCTTCTTCATCTCTGAAGATAAGCCAGACATTTCAGATTTAGTTTTAGCTAAGCTTGTGGCCGTTTCATCTACACGTACTTTCTGACGTCTATATGCTTCACTAGATTTACCAGCCTCCGAAGCAATCTTAGATAATTCATTAGCTTGGATCTTATAAACTTGATTTAGTTTGTCGTATTCACGCGATAAGCCTGATAATTTAGCCTTATTTGCTTCTTCGTGCTTGCCTTCTGCTTCAAGTCTTCCAACATAAGCATTACTTGACTCGGTAATTTTTCTAAGTTCGCTTTGTGCACTTGCTAATCCTGACTTGTAGTAATCAAGTGAGTTACGAGCTTTTTCTTGTTGCTGACTTAATTTAGCAATTCTAGTAGTGGCGTTCGCCACATTACGTTCAGCAGTAGCAATTTCTTTAGAATATCGTTCGTATTCATTACGCCCTTTTTCTGTAGATGTATCAACTTTAGCTTGCGCTTCTTTTAAGCTATTTAATTCAGATTTATTCCGTTCTAATAAAGATTGTTGTTTCTTTAAAGTGTCGCCTAATCCTTCATATTTAGCTTTAGCAGCGCCTAGTTGATCTCCTGCTGTTTTCAGTTCTGCAACTTGCGCCTTCCATGCACTAGTAGCAGACGAGACTTCATTCTTTAAAGACTTAAGCGTTTGAATTGGTTGTTCACCGTCTAAAGAAATACGGGTATTAAAAGTTCCAACTGGAATTTTACCTGCCATTATTTACCTCCTTTCTAGTTTTACCTTGTGCTAATTGACCCAAAGCCCATTCGCTCGCATCTACAGGGCGGTCCTTACGACTTTGGGCTTCCATAATCTGTGCCCAACGGTCTGTATCAAATGCCTCTATTTCATGTGGTGATACATGACCGTTAACAATTGCATCTTGTTCTGTGTAATCAATATCTTCGACAAATTCCGACCAAAATTTATTTACTTCCCACGGTGTCGCTTTTCTTATCTGATTCGGAAGCCTCCGTGTCTTCCTTAATATCAAGAATTGCAAATGTTAAGCGCTTAGCCACTTCTGCAATGGCATCTGTACTCAAGTCATTGTCTTCAAACTTCTTTTTCTTTGCTTTTGTATTAATACCAGCTAAATCCTCAATAAAAGCTAAGTATTTTTCTGTGATTTTAAGTTCAGTTTCAGAAGTTAAAGTAACTTGATTTACTTGCGGTGAAATTGCTAAAGCAACTGATTCAATTCTCATATCCCAATAATCCGGATCAGTTGAACCAAAACCTGTTCCGTACTTATCTTCTAGCCGTTCTAGTGTACGTTCATCTTCTGATTTAGATTTATCAAGTTTTTGTAAAGCATTCATATCTCTAACTGCACTAGAGAAATCTCTTTGTGCATCTAATTGAATTTGAGAGATATCTTGATTAAGCTGACCCGCCTTTCTTTTCATGCCAAAACTATGGTCCACTTCAATTGGTTTTAGCCCTAACTCTTTGGCTTCAACAGTTATTTGTGTCATCTAAAAAATCCTTTCATATAAAATAAACAGGATTCAAACCTGTTTCATTTTTACCTACCTCTCCCACCCTGCTTTCACTACTTAGAAGGTGCTGGAGTTGGGGTTGATGTTTGTTGGAAGCCATTAACGATATATGCCAACATTGCTTCTTCGCTCTTCCAAGCTGGATCACGATCGGGATCGCCAACAAAAATTTGATAAAGTAAATTATCTGTCGGACGAGCTTGTGGGGTAACAGTAAATGTATCATGAACAGTCACTGGACTAGCTGCATCAGTTTGCATGTTTACACCAGTACCAGGTGTAAATGTACAGTAAGGGAATGCATAGTATACTGGAAAACCATGGTTCTCAGAGATCGCAATATAAGCACCCTTAAACAAACGTTTATCTGCGCGCTTATAACCACCATGAGCTTCATCTTTATACATACCTTGCAATAATGAACTAATATCAAAAGGCATATCATTTACTGCTAACGTTGCAGAAATATTTTCAATACCAACTTCACTTTCAGCAATCGTGTTTGATCCGTAAACCTTTTGAATAGTTGGATTTAATCCAGTGATATTGCTTTGAGTCGTACCTTTAGCAGTTTGTAAATCTGCTTGAAAAACACCTTGATCTTTATAGCGACCATACTTCTTAAATTCATCAACGCTCTTTAATTTTGCGTTATCGTCTTCAGGAGCAATTAATGCTCTTGCAAAACCGTTTAATTCCATTAGGTTAATTTCCTTTCATAATTACGTAAAAAATGAAGAGTGAGCATACTTTCTCCTGTTTCTGGATCAAAACCTTCATCAGGTCCATACGTCACTCTCCACTTGGGCACTAAAAAAGACACAATCGCATTTTTGATTGTGTCTAAATTAGCTGTTTTATTTTCATTCCCAATAAATACTTGAACTTCTATTTCTTGAACTTCCACAGTGGGAACATTTGAACCATAACCGCTATAACTTCCGATAACTGAAGTAATTAGCAGATCAGTCTTCTTAGTATTAAACTCCCCAGTTATTCGCTTCTTAAAATAGCGATCAACTCCAGGAACTTTCTTAAATAATGCTTGATAAGCATCATTAATGGCTGTCATGGTTCATCACTTCCTTGTATGCTTTCAATTCTGCCTCTTCAACTGCTCTCTTAGCTCCTTGTTGAGCCTTGTCGACAAAGTGCATATTAGCTAATTCCTTATCAGACATCTTATGCTTACCATTGTTAATAATTTTAGCTAAAAAATCATAGTACTTGCCTTCAAAGCCCACATCGGTATCGCCCGTATGCAATTTATCAGCAGTATAGCCAGATTTATATGTAATGCTTTCCTGTAAGTGTTTAGTCTTTCGATGCCGATTATGATGTTTGGCATTGGCATGACCAGCAGAGCGTCCTCTTCTATAGATCTCATTACTTCGTGGCGTGTGGTCGTGCAATACCTTACTAAACGCTTCAGCACCTGCACCAGTTATCTTAGCTTTATCAGCTGGCGATAATTGCATCCCTTTATCTACTGAATCAATCCAGTTTTCTAAAAATTCTCCCATATCTTTAGCCATGTTCATTCACTTGTTTCACGGTAACTAAGTCATAGCTGGTCGGGTAATTTCGTTCATCTGGATTAATATGGATTACTTCGTACAAAGTTCCATCAATCTTAGCTCTAGAAACTTGATCCCAGAAACTATCTAAACGATGGCGAACCGCATATATTCTCTGATCGGCTAAATTAAGCCCCTGTGCTTGAATAATTTGTGCTGTGTTCAAAGTATAAGGAATTGCTAAAGTCGTCCACAGAACAGTTAATGATGGCTTGGGGTTATCGTTTTGGTCGTACTCTGGTTCATCAGATTCTTTTCCAAACTCAATCCTCTGAGTCTGACGACTGGGATTTAGTATTCTGACCATCTTGATCCTCCAATTCTTTAGCATATCTGCCTCTTAATTGACCAATAATGGCATTCGTCACTATATCAACATTAACTACAGCACCAGAAGTAATACTTACTGGATTCTGCACATAAGAAGCAGCTAAAGCATTACAAACTAACGTATATAGTGGTTTATTTTCTTCAGAAATATAGAAGTCCTTGACATCAGTACCGATTGCATGCTGAACATAACTTTCAGCAGCAATTAAAGCGTTTGACATCCTATTCTTTAAACCAGCGTCTAAAGAATCGTCTTCATCAAGATATCCTAATGACCTCTTAAGGCCATCAGTAATCTTAAGATAAGCGGTCATTAAGAATCACCTCTAACTATTTAGGAGTGGTTTGCTTATCAGTATCAGCAGTACCTTTAGCTTGATCTGCAACAGTCTTAAATGAAGCAGCTGCGAAAGCTCCATCGTCGATTAATTGAACATCGAAACGATCAATAAAGCGAAGCTTAGTAGTATCAGTTTCAAATGAACCTGCACCAGTATTAGTAGTGTCAATTTGCATTTGTTGACGATCGAACAAAGTAATTCCTTGCTTTAAATCACCAAAGTATAGAGGGTGAGAACCTGATACATCTGGCAACCACTTATCAGCAATACGAGTAACTGGTTTACCATCAATTAAATACTTATCAGGATTAGTTACGTCTGGTTGCATTAAGTAGCGACCATTAGCGTCTTTTAATTTACTTAACAGATTATAGCCTGATTGGTTAGTTACAAAGCTTGATGTGGCTTCAATTGCTGGATCTAGAGTATTATTTTCTAAATCTTTAACATCATCAAATTTAGAAATAGTTGGTTTCCTAGGTGCCTTTCCCATAACTTCAAGAATTTTTGCATTACGAGTAACTACATCTTTTTTAGCAGCCCAATTAGTCAACCATTGAATAATGTTATCTACAGTATCCTTTAAAAGCGTATTAGTAACAGTAGTGATTCCTGCATAACGATGAATTAAGTACTTAACTACTGTTAATTCAGGATCATCATTATTACCAATAGTTGCTGATTCATCATCTAAGTCCTTCAATGGAGTAATATCGTTTAATTTTTCATAAACGCGAGATCCGCTTGAAGTAGCTACATTTTCAACATTAACTAAGCTTTCTAAAGACACAAATGAACGAGTTAAAGTTCTAATCTGCAATTGAATATCTTCAGGAATAGTTAACCCAGCATTGCCAGCACCAGTAGTACCAGATGAAACCAAATTCTTAAAGTCAGAAACAAATTGATTCTTAATTGCTTCAATATCTGGCTTCTTATTTTCTTTAACCGGAATTGGTTTTTTATTAACTGGTTCAGCATTCAAGTTAGCTCTAGCGTCTTCATAAGCTGACTTAGCTAATTCTTGAGCTACCTTAGCATTCTTTAAGCTTTCATTTAACTTGGTAACTTCATCTACAGAGTGAGAAGATTCATCTTTACCAAGATCAACAACGATTTGTGCGCGTTTATCTTCTAAGTCTTGTACCTTTTGACCTGCCATATCAAACGCGTCTTTTAATTGATTGATATTCATTAATCTTAATTTTCCTTTCCAAATAAAATAGCCAGCTTCTTTTGAAGTTGGCCATCATTCTTTTTATTTTCTTTCGGTAGAGGTTTAACGACATTCTTGGTCGATTGATTATGAAGTAAGTTTTTGATCTTATTAATCATATCCGGCTTAACTGATAGTGAACCATCTGCATTTACTAAAGCAGGTTGTTTACTATCTTGAAACATAATTTCGTCCGCAAAGCCTTTATCTACTGCCTGCTTAGCATTCATCCAAGTAGTATTACACATTAATCTGTAAATTTCTTGCTTATCCAAACCAGTGCGTTGACTATATAGATCAACAAACGACTTATCAAGTGAATCTAAAGCATTTAACGCACTAGATAAATCATCGCTGTTACCCATAGAAATTGTAGAAGCTCTATGGATCATCATTTGAGCAGTTGGAGACATTTCTACATGGTCAGCAGCAAGTGCAATCCATGAAGCAGCAGAACAAGCTTGACCAGTAATTTTAGCTGTAACATTGCCCTGATATTCCTTAAGTGCAGTATAAATTTCACTTCCTGCGTCCACATAGCCACCAGGAGAGTTAATTTCAAGTGTTACGTCTGATCCACCAGCGTCATTTAAAGCCTGCTTAATAGCCTTAGGATTAATGCTCTCATAGCCTAAATAATCATAGACGTCAGCATAATCACTCGGAATCACTTCCCCGTTCATCGGAATTGTTACCATCGTTCTCACCTCCCTCTTGTTGAATTAATTGAATTGCTTGTTGCGGTTTCTTTTCTGGATCTGGTAGATCATTAGGCAAATAACCAGAGTTTTGCAAGATAAAGCGCGCTTGATTCCCCGCAATCGTTCCACCTTTTACCAAGTTTGAAATGGTACTTGCATACTGATCTCCCATTGCATCAATTGCAAAACGAATATCAGCCGAAATATTAGCATGGAGCTTATCATTTAATTCACTAACGATTGCTTGTACATAGCGATTTAATGATTTAGCATATTGACCACCTATTTGAGTAATTGATGATTGCTGGTCACCTTGCCCGTTTAAATAACTATCTGGCACGCCATAAACTTTTGCAATTTGATCTCTAGTCCAGTCTACTTGATTAAGTAAACTAGCAATATTTCCTTTCATTTCCAATGGTTTGTAATTTTCTAATGCATCAATTACAACAGGACCATCAGAATTATTAATTTGCTTCGAAATTTCTTTTGATCTAGCAATTCTAGTTTCAGAATCAAGTAAACCACCATGTTGAATACTTAAAACCGCACTTGCAGTTACTGATTGTTTTAATGCCTTTAAAGTTAGCGCATTTGAAGCATCTTTAATTTGCTGTTCATTGATTAGTGCAGATAATGGAGAAATACCCGTCTTCCCGCCATTTTTAGAAAGCAAACGAATATGAATAACATCAGAAGCAGGTACATTTTCCATATATCCAATAGCTGGTTCATCAAAGTTAATGTTATAGATCAGTCCTGAACCATCTTGGAGAAGCATTGGTTGAACTTGTGACGGCCTTAAATACTCCCACGAAAGATCAACACCATTAGTATTCTTGTGTCGGTATGCGTAACAATTCCCATCTAATAAGAGTTGAGCAAACATTCCTTGCCAGAAACTATAGCCATTAGTGGTTACGCTCGGATTGCTAATAATTGATTGAGATCTATCAGAATCAGCCGTATAGCGAACCATGGCTAAATCTCCTGATAATTGCATAATCAGAGAAAAAATATCAGAGTTCTTTAATGCGGTATCAGCAGAAACATATTTCTGTGCTTCTCCACCTGTTAGAAAAGTTACCCAGTCAGGATCATTTAAAGAAAAGCTTTGAGAGTGAGATTTATTTAGTTTAAGCAGAGGCATTATTTACCACCTCCTTTCTCACCGCCTGCTGCGATAAGCTCTACTAAATAGCCTGAAATTAAAAAGGCTACACCGCCAACGATGTAACCCAATGGTTCATTAATTTTAAAAGCTCCAAAAGTAATTCCCGCAAGTCCCGTAAAGTAGAAAATCACATCAATATACTTCCACAGTTGCTGTTTTAATTTAGTAACCAGTGTTCTCACCTCCTAATAATCCTGATTTTGGGTTCTTAAACCAATCCAATACCTGTTGTTCTGTCATTCTATCTATTTCAGTATCTTTATTGTTTAAGTCAGCATTTTCATCGAAGTAGTACATTCCTTGAAATAGTGCATCAATTAAAGCATCGACAACATCAATCTTTAAAGTGGCTTTATCCTTGTCAACTTGAATACCAATTTTATCAGCCTTAACTATCGCATTAAGTAAAGCCTTTTGCATGATTGGATCATTAGGAATAGATACTTTATGAGTAACAAAAAGTTCCTGTAAAAACTTAGTAGGATTTGCAAGAGCTGACGTTCTTTGCTGAATGTCCATAATGTACCAGTCGGTATTTACATTAAGAGATTCTGTTATGTTCTTGACTTGATATGATCCAAAGCGGTCATAGCCAAAGAATTTAACTTTCAATTGGTGTTCTTCAACATAGCTTAGCAACCATCTATAAATCTGTTCTGGATTAATAATGCCTTGTTGATGTGCTGTAATCGTGCAATATTCAGGATAATTACGGTAGGCAAGTCCATCTTGCTTTTCTTTAGCTTCAATTGATCCTGCATGTTGCCAAGGGATAAAACTATGCTGTTCTAAATGGAATTTTCTATCTCCATAAGGATAAACAAAACCTAGTGCTGTGTTATCTGAAAACATAGAGTAGTCAAAGCCGATAAATACTTCTCGACCATCAATCTTAAAATCATTATCTACAGCGTCCTCAACGTCTCTTAAATTTAAATAGCTATCAGTTGATTGTTTTAGCCATAAATTGAGGTTTTTAGTTTGAAAGTCTGAAATATTACCAGTTAGCAAATCGCTATCACGCTTGTCTTTTAAGCCTTTCATCAAGCCGTCGTGTTGATCCGGTAAATCTAAGAGGGGATTGGACTTAACCCATGTTTCAGGCTTGTAAGTTTCATCTAAGCTATCTTGTGACCAAATTAATCCTAGATAGCTATCTGCATCCCTTTTCCAATCCTGCTCCATTGCTTGAATAACCATTTTTTGATCTTGATGGAATGGAACTGTGGGATCAGGATAAGAAGTAGAAATTTGGATAAATTGATGATTTGGAACTTTAACCTGGCCAGAAATGATCTTGCTCACAGTTTCCCGTGATTTAACTTCACCAATTTCATCAAAAATGGCTGTTCTAAAGTGATAAGAGTCATATTGCCCCGCTTCAAGACTAATTGCACGCAGAACATTATTATTTTTCTTCATAATAATTTGATCTGATTGAATATATAGATTTACTTCATTCGCATAGCTTTTAAAAGGCTCAATCTGAATAATCTTTCTCATCATTGAAGCGACGTATCCGAATAACTTCATAGTTTGTTTAAAATTGATTGAAGCAACTAAGTAGTCTTGATTTGATAGCCCCACACTTTCAATCAAAAAAGAGTAGCAAACCAAGATTGCCATTTGATAAGTTTTACCTTGACCACGAGACACAGAATCAATAACACGAGTAAAACGTTTATTATTATCTTCATCTCTCCAACCAAACATAAGAGCAAAAGTGAACTCTTGCCATTCCATTAATTTAGTTGGTTCTCCTGTATCAACGTTAGGACAGATTCTAGCAAAGGTTAGCAAATTGTTAGCCTCTTTTACATCGTAGTGATATGGAAAATCTGATTGACCTTGTCTTTTGAGATCCATTAAATGCCGAAAACATGCAAGTTTTATCCTATATCCAGCTATTTTTGTGCCATTTAAAACAGAAAAAGCGTATAAAGTTGCGGGATCAGTATATTTTGATTTAATATCTGACCAATCAATGCTTTTAAAAGCACCGATTACGTCATGAGTTTGTGTTAGATCAATTTTCAAGGTGCTACCTCTTTTCACTTTTAATTTGAATTAATTGCTGATATAATACTTGTACAAGATATTGTACAGAGGAGAATTATTATGCAAGCAGAAGCTTATTCAAACGTTAGAAATAACCTTAAATCATTCATGAAGCAAGTAAACGATAATTCTGAAGCAATAATTATTACTTCTAGAAACAGTGAAGATAATTCTGTTCTCATCAGCAAAGCAGATTATGATAACCTTGTCGAAAATGCATATATTAGAAGCTCCACAGCTAATATGGATCACATTTTAAAATCATTGAAGCAATTAAAAAACGGCAAAGGCAAGGAGCATAATTGGGAATAATGAATGTAATTTGGTCAGATGAATCATGGGACGACTTTGAATATTGGCTAGACAATGATAAGCGAAATGTCAAAAAGATACGCAAATTAATAAAAGATACTAAAAGACATCCCTTTGATGGAATTGGTAAACCTGAACCACTTCACGATAATTTATCAGGATTGTGGTCCAGAAGAATTACAGACGAGCATCGTTTCGTTTACTATGTAGAAAATAATAGTTTGTACATTGTATCAGCAAGATTTCATTATTCTAATGATTAGAGCGCTCGGTCTGACAAGAGCGAGCGCTCTTGCCTTGGCGTTACGACTTGATTGCGACGATGATTAATAGTAAGATAATTAAAAGAAGAATTAATTCAATCATGGTCAATCACCTCCCTAGAGGGTGCATTAATCACAGCCTGCTGTGATATACTCGGGAGAGGGTGGTTGGACTTTT